GTTGACTCCTGGCTCCTTCGCGGGCCAAGAATTAGTTCGTATTCCTGTCTCGCCAATGTTGAGCCTGGATCTGGGAAACAACGAAGTTCTCCCACTTCCGTGTGCCATTCCAGCCATGATAAATGGTTTTTGGAACGTCAGAATGTGTTACAAAATTGTTTTCGCACCGCCTCCTACGGCAAGTATGCGAATGCGAGTAGTGTACGATGCTGGCGATCTAGGTGGATACAGTCACACGATTAGTGACAACATCACCTTTGATCTGCGAGCGACACACGAAGTGACCATCAAAGTGGACTACCTCATGCCAGACAATTTCATGTGCAGAGGTGATTTATTTGATCCACTTGTCACCAGTAATACTGATCCTGCGTGTCACAATGGTACAATCCTGCTGACTCCTGAAAGCAACTTGAATGGTGTTGAGCTTCCGAATCGTGTCAGCTACTATGTCGAAGCCTGGGTGGAGAATTGTCTTTATGGCAACCCCACTTATGGTCTGATGAGCAATTATACACTCGCTCCCTGGAAAACGACTGGTTCGAAAACACCCAACGATCAGCACGTATTGGCATACCAGAATCCTTTCAACAATGGAGGAACTGGTCCAACAGCGCCAACTCCGAATGTGTTCAACTCAGAGGCACCAACTCCGGGTATCATACCTGAGTCGACCAACGTGCCGGCAGCAACCAATGCGCCGACGTTGAGCACACTTGCTACAATGTTACCTTCGCTGTTGCCTACGAACTCACCATCTTTGCGTCCTACTCCAGGTGCTACTGTAGCATCTAGCGCTCCAACTACTGAATTCACTTTCGTGTCTCTACCAGTGGAACTTTACGGTGGATCTCTCAACATGTCGCTCGTGAATGCCAATCAATGGACTTCTGGTGACAATACTATTGAGTTGCGTCCTGTGATGTTCGCGCCTGGTGTTCAGTCAGTGGTTGGCCTCGATGCACAATACACTACTTTGGCAGGAGATACTGGATCACAATTTCCCATTCCTGATACGTCAAACAATGACACATTCTCAATTCAATTCACTGAGACAGTGCAAGTTCTTTCGTACAGTGCATTCATCCCAACCGTTGTGGAACCCTACGTTTTGCCGCTCACAGAAGTGGCGACGCTAACAGGGGGCTCAATCACAACCTGGGCTGGTTTTGATGCGGTTAGCGTGACTCCAGGCAGTTTCAATGTGGACGTTCCCAGTATTCCTGGCAGGATTAACTATCTCGGTGTACTTTTTCGAGGTAATTTTGAAGTCAATTCTGTTGCATATGGACACAATACACAAACGTTCTTGAGAGACAGAGTGTACAGTCAGGTCTTCCCACTGCCTTTGGGAGCCAACACAGTGACAATAAACATACCTGTGGCTGATTCATATATTGTTGGACTTGCGTATTATCGAGTAAAACAGTCGATGCAAGCTGACGATTCAGCCGACATTGGTGCTACAATGCACGTCACGGCTTCTGAATCCTCTGCCCATGATCTCATGAGAGTACACGTTGGTGAATGGAACCAATCACTACGTACACATGTCAAAGTGCCAATGGTTAGAGATTCATTTCCTTACTCTTCGAGCACACTGTCTCAACGTACTATTTACGAGACTGACAATAGCTCAGAGTTCTCACCAATGAAAATGGTGTTGGGAATGTATGGTGGTTACAGGGGTGGCATGGTCAGCTCCCTTGTCTTCAGTGACCAAAACGTACGAGCATACGCATACCGAGGCCTCAGGCCAGAAGACACACTCGGTCTCGATTACAGATATCGAGGCAACGAAGTCTATGCCACACGAGTTAACCAAGTGGTGACGGCACATTTTCCCTACATCTCACGATTCAGATTTATCTATGGTAGGGAATCGAATCACAATGTCGAAGACAATTACATGGCGTGGAATATAGACGCTTCCAACGCCGGACAGGCCTTAGAGTACGAAAATGTGGGTGAAGATTTTACTCCACTATACTTTTTGGGACCTCCTGTCCTACAACGCTTGTGATGGCGTTACA